GCTACAGTTATCTGATTCTTCAGTCCAAACTGAGTTCAAGATACTCGAATCGGTCGATGAACTGTTTTATCAGTTTCATCGGGGATTCTTGTTCTTGCTACCATCAAAATAATCTTACGATTATTAGGTTGATAGACAGACAATGGCCCAAACAATGCAGAAGTACATTAGTGTACTTCAACAAAAATTTGGCTTGTTCAGACTTAATACTTTCGCGTATCCCTTTCTATTTGATATGATCCTTAGAAATAAGGGTCAGTCATTAGTTGGAGTAATCATTAGATTATTTCCAACAATGAAAGGTGGTCTGACTCCAACAGTTTTATCTAGCATTAAATTAATGCTAAATAAAATGTCTCGCATTGCGCATTGTCAAGGGAAAATCGGTTTTGTTAAATACTTTAAACAAGTATCTGTTATAACTCAAAAAGTGATTGGTAAAGATAAAACTTTAACAACTACTCCAAGAGTTAAAACGACAAAATCCGGTATCCCCTGCTTCTTCCCGAGTTATATTAGACGAATGATTCGATTAGGTTTTCCCTGATCGATTCGATTGTCTTTAACTATTTGTTCTTTCTTCAGAGATATAATCTATACTTCAGAAGTTAAAACAACTAGTATAACTAGTCCCTTTAGTGGTAATGAAATGGTTGTTCAAGAGGTAATAAAATTTATTCCCTTCTTTGTTAACCGATTCATACCATTACACCTAAGAGGAAGAACTCTTTTAGAAGGGAGAATGAAAATATTCCCGATTCTAACAAGCTCTCCTCAAACTTCGATAAGAGATTGAAACGAAGATTCAACTTCGCCTCTTTCTATATCCTCTACTAGTATTATCTCTCTTTTGAGATCTGCTGCTACTATGCCAAAACATTACTTGAATTATTTCAAGTTACTTTTTGAAGTAGTAGGTGTTAATCGATGAAATTCATCATTTAACACTTTTGCAACCATTCGATACGGTTCACAAAGTAGATATTTTCTTTTATTTGAAAATATCTGTTATGTTTTAGGTGTAAATCCTGGTTCTTTATCGAACTGAGGACTTAGACCACGAATCGAATACGCCAAAAAATGAGCCAATTGGATTTTGTATAAACAAAATCTTTTTATCTCAATTTTGGAATACTGTATGAGTTTATCTAAGTTTTATTTATCTGGTCCTTTAAGACCAGGTAAATTTATAGGTAAATTGGGACTTAAACAGGAAGCCGCTGGTAAGATGAGAGTTTTCGCTATGGTAGATCCTTGAACTCAATGAATTATGTATCCATTCCACAAAGCTCTTTTTTCTATACTAGATAGAAGAAGAGATGTAGATGGTACATTTAATCAATTGGGTCCAATTTCTAGATCACAAGGTAAACCTTGTTTTTCTATGGATCTAAGCTCTGCCACTGATAGATTACCAATGAGCATACAAAAACCTCTTATTAAACAGATATTTAATCTGTCTGATAAACAGGCTGATGCATGATCTTCATTGTTAATCGAAAGACCCTATAAAGTTCCTAACACTATAAATACTATTGTATATTATACTGTTGGACAACCTATGGGGGCTTTATCAAGCTGAGCTATGCTAGCTATGACCCATCATCTTATCGTACAATACGCAGCTTTTCAGATCTATAAAGATCAAATGGGATAT